CAAGAATTATCAGAGCATGTTGGTTGGTTACGCGCTAATGAGTATGAAAAAGCTTTGATGTACTTGCCACATGATGGCGTTAAGCATGATGCAGTGTTTAGAGTCACATACGAGTCAGCACTTAAACAAGCTGGTTTTATAGTTCGTATTATGAAGAATGCAGGAGCAGGAGCAGCAAACCAACGAGTTGAGGCAGTTAGGCGAATGTTTCCACGCGTATGGATGGATAAGATTAAGTGCTCAAGCGGTATTGATGCCTTAGGTTGGTATCACGAAAAGAGAGATGATCACCGCGGTATCGGTTTAGGTCCAGACCATGATTGGTCATCACATGCCGCTGATGCTTTTGGTGCTTTATGCTTAGAGGCTGAACGATTAATCAAAGTGTTAAATCAAACTCAAGCAACAGTACAGGCGAGAACATTTAATGTCTTTGGATAACCATCAAGGGTGGAGTGTTGTCTTTACCAAAACAAACAAACCTCATTGGTTATTAAATTGGTTAGGTGATATATCACATTGCTATGCTTATGCGTTATCTCCTGGTGGTAGCTACTACATAGTTATTAACAGCGCATGGTCTAATATTACAGTGACAATGCTATTTGCTGATGACTATAAGGATATGAAAAGCTACACAGGTGAAAACTCAATCATAATGCCGTATAATAAAAAGCCAGAAGAAAAGAAACATTCAATCTTTTATAGTTTCTTTGGTGTATTCACTTGTGTTTCTGTAGTAAAGAGGCAACTAGGTATACATAAAAGGTGGATAATCACACCTAATCAATTAATGAGGTACTTACAAAATGAGCTTTGATTCAGACGCACTAAAGAAAAGCCTAAAGGGTGGGCTGAGTTTAAACCCTAAAAAAAACCTAAAGTCACAACTTGAATTGCATGGTGATCCTGCCAATATATTCAGGACTGGACGAACAGCAGCCACTAAACTTAAAGAGAAGCAAAGCCTATTGATTGAACGACAACGACAAGTAGAGCAAATAAAGCTAGCCGAAGCAGATGATGAGATCGCTAGACGTAAAACATTAGCTCAAAGTGGTAAGGCTGGACGTAAATCATTAATCAGCACAAGTGAGCAGGGTGCTACTACTCTTGGGGGTGGATAATGCATTTACCTAAAGGCTTAGGAACTATACCCAAACTATTAAAACGATTCTCTAAAGTAGAAGCACGATATAATACATGGCGCTCACTCCATCAAGAGGCTATGGATTACTGCACACCTCAACGTGAAACCTTTACTATTCATGCAGAGGGCCAAAGAAAGAATCATTTCGTTTATGACTCGACTGCCGAAGAAGGTATAGAGCAATTTGCTTCACGTATTCAAGGCTCATTAATGCCGAGTTGGCAACAATGGATCGATTTGGTTGCTGGTGATGATATACCCGAAGAAGATGCAGATGCCGTCAGCAAAGCATTAAAGAAAACTACTGATACATTCTTTGCTAACCTTAACCACTCTAACTTCGACACTGAGATAACGCCATCATTACTTGATTTAGGTATTGGTACTGGCTGTATATTGGTAGAGGAGAATGATTTTGATGAGTCTAGCGCTTTCAAGTTTACTAATATTCCATTAGCAGAGCTTTACGTTGAGAAGCCAGCAAGGGGATCAATCAAGAATGTATGGAGAAAGCAAAAGGTTGAAGCGGTAAATATTCCTATTACATGGCCTAGAGCTAAAATACCTCAAGAGCTACAAAAGCTTATAGATGATGCTCCTAGCACAGAGGTTGAAATAATCAATGCCTCTTTATTTAATACTGACAGTAAAAAGTATGATCAAGTGGTTATCTGGAAAAAACAACTGATATTCACACAGTCATTTAACACTAAAAGAATGATTGTTTTCCGTTGGTCAGTAACACCAGGTGAAGGTTATGGTCGTGGTCCAGGTATTAAGAAGCTACCAGACATTAGAACAGCTAATAAAATAGTTGAAATAACGCTAGGTAATGCCGCTTTACAAATGTCAGGTGTTTATACTGGCGTAAGTGATGGTATCTTTAACCCTAATACAGCAACTATATCGCCTGGTTCAATTATTCCTGTTGGTAGTAACGATAACTCTAACCCATCAATTAGAGCGTTAACACCATCAGGTAACATTGGTATTGCTGATAACTTATTAGAGCAGTATCAAAACAATATACGTAAAGCTTTCTTTAGTTCACCATTAGGCGAGATTACCGATCCCGTTCGTAGTGCTACTGAGAATGTAATACGTAATCAAGAGTTCTTGAAACAGTCTGGTGCAAGTATTGGCAGACAGAAGACAGAACTTATTGAACCAATTGTTACCGCTTGTATTGATATCCTAGCCGATAGAGGGAAGATTACAGACATTAGAGTTGATGGTAAAGATGTGACTATTAAAATGAGTTCACCACTTGCCAACGCTGAGAACATGGAAAACTTTGACAAGACTCAAATGTGGCTCGGCACTATGGCTCAATTTGTGCCACAGGAAATACTAGCACTTAAAGTTAAGGTTGAAGACTTGCCGGCAGAGTTTGCCAAGCAGCTTGGCGTTAACCCTGATTTAATTAGAAGTGAAGCGGAAACTAAACAGGTGTCCGATCAAGTTACAGCCGCAGCAGCCCAACAACTACAACAAGGAGGCGCACCAAGTGAACCAACAGTTTAACGGATTTGACGCAATGGGTGGTATACCAGACAATGAATTAGTGGCTAAGCAAAAGGCTGCTGATGATGCGTACTGGGGTCACCTAGATAATTTAATCCATCGAGTATTTAAACAAAATCAAGCCGGAGCCGAGTTATTAGAGATTTGGAAAAAGACTTTGATTGCAATCCCAACCGTAACCGCTCACTCAACGCAATTTCAAGCAGGAATCGCAGAGGGTAACAAAGAGTTTATACGTAAAATTTACCTAACTATTAACAATGTGGAGAAAAACTAATGACAGATACCGTTGATAACGCGCCTGTTGAAAACGCACCAGTACCAGAAGTAACAAACGAGCCAATAGCAAACGAGCCAGCACCAGCCGCAACACCAGAAGAAGTTACCGCGCCTGAATGGTTACAAAGCAAATATGTAACTGATGGTAAGTCACAAGACGAGTCTATTGCAGAACAAGCAAAGGCTTACAATGAATTATCCGGAAAGTTTGGATCGTTCACTGGCTCACCTGATGAATACAGCGTGGGTTTAAGTGAAGAATTAAAAGAGGCTGGTGTTACATTAGAAAGTGATGACCCCATGATTGTTGCCGCAATGGAATTCGCCAAAGAATCTAATATGAGTCAAGAAGGTTTTGCAGGTATGGTTAACTTGTATGCTATGCAGCAATTAGCAGATTCAAAAGCTAACGATGAATACCGCGCCGATCAGATGAAAGCTTTGGGTACTGATGCAGAGTCACGTATTAAAAATATTACTGATTGGGCTGGCGCTAAATTGGACAGTGAGACATTTGACGCATTAAAGTCATTAACAACTAGTGCTGAGTCGGTAAAAGTATTTGAGCAGATTATAGCAATGACTCGCAATGCCTCGGTTGATGTTGATGACTCACAAAATAACTCTGGTTTATCTGCTGCTGATGTAAGTGCTATGCAGTTTGAGAAAGATTCTAATGGTAATAGACGTATACAAACAGACCCAGCATTTAAAGCTCAGTATGAAAAAGCAATGAAAGATGTGCATGGTACTGGCGAGCACCGTCAAATGTTTGGCTAATATAAATCAGTATGTTACAATTCAGTTAGGCATTGTTGGGATGCCTAGCTGTCGACAGCGACCCAAACTTTCCCAACATAACCAACCCAACTAATATTTACTCCCAACTAGCACGGAAGCTTTTACCACGGGAATAAATATGTCATTCACACAGTCAAGCTTTGCACCTATTGGTGCGCCAAGTAATTCAGACTCACCCAGGTTATTTAGTTATGGCACTAGTGATTCGTCATCAACTGTAGAGCAAGCCGATTATTTTATAGATAAGATCAAGCAAATTAATGACGGTGATTTAATTCAAATGAAAACATCAGACTCTAATAGTGTCATGGTGTTTAATAAATCAGGCGGTGTATTAACACTTGCTAGTATAGGGGTTGCTTTAAATAATAGAATTGTAGTTACCCAGGCCAGCCAATTATCAGGCACGTTAGACAGTTCAAAGCAATACTTTATAGACGGTGTTATTGACATGGGTTCACAGTCAATTGAAATACCACAAGGAGGCTTAACGATTACCGGTTATAGCTTCGATTTATCTAAACTAATATCATCAGAAGCAACCTACACAATGTTCACATCTCCTGCCGGTGGTAGTGGTAACATGTTAGGTATGGATTATGCTGTTGAGGTTACAGGCACAGGCTCGCAAGTTTATGATTTAGTAAGTGATACAGGCTTCAACGCTTTTGAGTTTACACGTATTAATTACAATGATTGTAGTTCACTTGGTTCTATTGATAATTATAGGCAAGGCTTAGAGATTGGCACAGGTCGATTCGGCGGTAAGCCTGAGTTAACACTTGTCGGCACTTGGGTAGGTGGTTATTTTATTGATACCTCAATAGTTAGATCGTTAGATGATGGCGCTTACTCTTTGTTTAAGGCTGGTGCTGGCTTTAGTATGGCATCACGCTTTAGGAGTAATCAGAATATCGATCTTCCTGCTAACGCTTCATTTATTGACTTCTCTGCCTCAAACTTTGTTAACCCTTCAACATTACAATTAGATGGCTGCTTAGTTACCAGAGATGGAGTGTTTGATGCCACAGATACAAATATAATTCCTAATATAGCATCAAGCGCATTGGTATGTGAATGGATAGGTAATAACGGCATAGACAATACCTTTCCAGGTGGAGAGGTTATTTTGTCAACAGAAGTTGAAACAACAATAGTTAGTGATGGTGTTTATGTTGATTTGGCTGGCACATTCACAGCATCCAGTTTAACTCATTTTGACTCGCCATCAAGTGGTCAATTGAGGCACTTGGGTGATTCACCTAGAGAATATCAAATAGGTGGACAACTTGTTATCGATGGTTCAGCAAATGATGTTGTCGCCTTAAAAGCTGTTATATTCAGGTTTGCAACTACTTCTTTTGAAGATCAAAAAATACAGAACAGAGTTATAAACAATTTAGCCGGTGGTCGAAATGTTGGCTACTATGTTTATTTTGACAATATAACACTAAACAAAAATGACTATGTTAAATTGCAAGTAGCTAACATTGGTGCAACTAATAACGTTACAGCCGAGTTAGATAGTTCATTCGCTGTGCAAGCTAGATAAGCTAATTTGTTATATGGCTTGAGTTTATGTTAATATAGGATCAAGTCTATCGGATACCTCACCTTTTGAGCCTGAATACGGACTAATTAAAGAATAAACACTTTGGTTAGGCGGCCCCATTCAGGACACACCCCCTTACTAATAACCAACATTAATTAAATAAGGGGCATATAATGTCTAAGTTTCTAACAACCGCTGCTTCGATTGAGTTCGACAGCGAAGTAAAACATGCTTATCAAGCACAAGGTAAGCTTCGAAAAACCGTAACTGTACGAACTGGTGTTACCGGTGAATCATATAAATTCGCAGGACAAGGCAAAGGTTTAGCTAATCAAAAAGCTAGTCAAGCCGATGTTACACCAATGGATATCACTTACACACGTCCGACTGCAAACCTTGAAAACTGGAACGCACCGGAATATACCGATATCTTTGATCAAGCCGAAGTTAACTTCGATGAGCGTACTGAATTAGCAAGCACTATTGCCGAGGCCATTATGCGCCGTGAAGATCAAATCATCATTGATGCAATGGCTGCCGGTACTTATAGTCTAACCCCTGGTAGTGTTGCCACTACTGGTTTATTAATTGACTTGGGTGTAGGTAATGCGCTAACTGTTGGCGCTATTCGTCAAGCATCAACTAAAGGTTTAACTAAACGTGGCGTTGGTTCAATGGATCGTACTATGGCAATTACTGCTGATGGTTTAGATCAATTACTTGCTACCACTCCGGTAACAAGCTCAGACTTCAACACAGTTAAAACACTGGTTAACGGTGAGATTGATACTTTCTTAGGTTTCAAGTTCTGTATCATTGAAACGCGTGAAGAAGGTGGCTTACCTGGTGACGGTACAACTGCTTCAACTTCATTTGCTTATCATAAAAAAGCCGTTGGTTATGTTGTCGGTTTAGATATGAAAACAACTGTTGATTGGGTGTCGCATAAAACATCTTGGTTAGCAAACGGTATCTTAAAAGCTGGCGCGGTTATCCGTGAAAATGCCGGTGTAGTTAAGATTTTATCTGATTCTACAATTATCGTAGCTCAACCATAGGAGAATAATTATGGCTTTTTCAGCAAGTACGTTCATTCCTCTTTCATCAATGGCCAATAGTAACGCTGCACGAGTATTTAGTTATTCGTCTGGTGATGCTATCGCTACAATCAAAGGCTCAGGCTATTTTGATTTAGCAGCTAGTCTTACTGGTGGTTTAGGATTAAAAGACGGGGATGTCATTTTGACCAACTCAGCAACTACAACTAGCTTTTTAAAAATGGCTGTTAGTGGTGTTGGTGTTGCATCTTTAGCTTCGGCTAACGACTTCGCATAATAAAACAAGCCCTTAACATGGAGTGAGGGCTTATAATTTAAGGGGTTATCATGCCTAGTTCTATTTCAATAGCTTCAAACGCTTTGTTATTAATCGGTGATAATCCAATATCATCATTTGACGATCCAGGTGCAGGGGCAAAAGCAGCCGCTAACCTTTATCCTGATACAAAGAAAGCATTACTCAGTGAGCATCCATGGTCATTTGCTATGAAGCAACAACGACTTAATAGGCTGTCACAAGTTCCCGATATTATTACCGGTTATCAATTCGCCTTTCAATTACCTACTGACCTAATTAGATTGTGGAGCGTTCAAGATAACGCTAAATACATCTTAGTCGGTACATTGCTTTATTCTAATCAAAACCAATTACTGGCAACTTATATTTTTGATGTTGATGAAACTTTATTGCCGCCTCACTTTGTTAAAGCGTTAGAGTATACGCTTGCTTCTGACTTCGCTATTAGTGTGACAGAAGATAATACAATGTCCGGTTTGTATGAAAAAAAAGCAAGAGATAAAACCAATCAGGCTATGGCGATAGATAGCCAAGGCAGGCCACAAATAGGTATTATCGACTCTCCTTTAATTTCTGCCAGATTTGGCGGCACTAGGTCTTTCTACTAATGACTATATGGAATTTTCAATCTAACCTTAATCGCGGTGAATTAGATCCTTTGCTTTTAGGTCGCATAGATATTCAAGCCTATTATAACGGTATGCGTGAAGCTACTAATATACTAACCATTCCGCAAGGTGGCGCTAAGCGTAGACCAGGTGAAATATTCTTAGGTCAATCATTAGGTAATGGGCGGCTAGAGAACTTCTCATTCAATATTGAGCAATCATACTTACTTGTATTCACCGCTTTAAAGATGCAAGTTTATAAAGACGGTGTACTTCAACTGAACTTAAATGGTTCAGGTAATGATTTTATTGTTACGCCTTGGTCACTTGATGACTTGAAAGAGTTTGATTTTATACAGTCTGCTGATACTGCCATAGTAACCAATAAGAATATTGCACAACAAAAGATCTCAAGAACATCTGATACTGATTGGGCGATCACTCCTATTGTGCTTAGTAACATTCCGCAGTTTGATTTTAACGATGGTTCAAGCCCTACACCAGTAGCAGAGGTTCAGGATATAACTTTTACTGATGCCAATGAGGGTGATAGATACAAGCTTTCTTTGAATGGAATACTTAGTGAAGAGATTGTTTTTGCTGGCGATGATGCTACCAACGAGAATGCAATACAAGACGCATTGCAGAACCTCCCTAATACAGCAAATACAGGGATAACGGTAACAACTGAAACAACACTAGTTAAATACAGAATAACTTTATCAGGTGACTCTGCGAGTGATTACGACTTAATAACAGGTACAGCAATATTTACTGAGGTTGCCACATTTTCAACGGCTACAGATCGAGTGTCTGCCGGTACATCATCAAAAGAGGATGTATGGAGTGTATTACGTGGATACCCTAGAGTGTGCACCTTTCACGAGGCGCGTTTATTTTTTGGTGGCTCGCTATCAAGACCGGCTACTATTTGGGGTTCAAATGTAAATGATTTCTTTAACTTCGATGAAGGTCGTGGTCGTGATGATGAGTTAATTGATGCCACTTTAGATACTGATCAAGTTAATGCTGTTGTTGGTTTGTTTTCTAATCGTTCATTACAAATATTTACTAGTGGAGCAGAGTTTTACGTTAGAGAATCCCCGATAACACCGAGTAATGTTGCAGTAATACCACAAACTAACCTTGGATCTAAGCGAGTTAGGCCAGTATCTATTGATGGTGTAACCTTATTTGCTCAACGTACCGGTAAGGTGATCAATCAATTTGTATTTGTTGAAGCTGTTAGGTCTAACACTACATCGGCAGTATCAACATTGGCAGCGCATTTAATTAAAAACCCTGTTGAATTGGTAGCGAGTAGAGGTACTGAAAGCACTGATGCAAACTATGTTTATATTCTAAATGATGACGGAACATTAACGGTATTTAATACATTGATAGCCGAAGATGTTCAAGCGTTCACTACTTGGCTAACGGGTAGCATACAATCAATTTCTGTTGTAAGTGATCAGCTTTATTTATTAGTTGAAAGGGTTATTGATGGTAGTACTGTTTATTATATTGAGCGTGAAGACGGTACAGCGCTAACAGACTCAGCATTAATACAAACGGTTAACAGTGATGTTGTCACAGGATTGTCACATTTAGAGGGTGAGACTGTAATTGCCAAAGCTGATGGCGCCTTCATGGGTGAGTTTGTTGTTAGTGGTGGTCAAATTACACTACAAAGAACCGCTATTACTGTTGAAGTTGGTATTGAGTACACGCCACTAATTAGGACCATGCCTTTAAATATAGGACTACAAAACGGACCTAATGCAGCGAGTAAAAAGCGCATTGTTAGAGCAGCCTTACTTTTACACGAATCAAACGGTATAATAGTCAACGGGCAACGATTAGCTGATAAGACTATCGGTGTTAATCAGTTTGACCCACCTGAACCAAACACCGGTTTGGAAAGAATCACACTATTAGGATGGAGTTTAGAGGCTGATATTACTATCACCCAAACAACACCATTTAACATGAACATATTATCAATCGCTTTAGAGGTGAAAGAATAATGGCAGTCGCAATACCAATAGCTTTAGCCGCTGTACAAATGAGCCAACAAAAGGCACAAGGTGATATCGCCATAGGTGAATCACAAATTGTTGCCGAACAAGAAGAGTTAGGCGCTAAACAGCGAGAAGCAGACAGAAAAGAAAGGTTAGCTATTGCTTTAGCTAGTCAAAACGCTGCCGCTGGTGCTGGTGGTATTGCTGCTTTCGAGGGTTCGCCTTTAACAATTATGAAAGAAGATATCCGCAGGGAAGAAGTTGCAACAGAGCGCGATATATTTTCCACTCAACTCGCTTCAATGACTGCGAGGTCTAGAGGTAAAGTTAAACAATCTGGCTTACGGTCACAATCATTATTAACTGCCGGTAGTGCAGCAACTAAGGTGGTAGGTGCTATCAATGGCTAGATTTGCAGAGACAGTTAACATTAGAAAAGTCGATCCTTCATCTGGATTTATTCAACAGAGTAATTCTTTATTAAGCCGACTTGAAAGTTTTTCTAGTCAAGCAACCGCTGTATCTTCACAGATTGCCGCACAAAAAGGGCAAGCAGAAGCACAGCAAGTTGAACTAACTAAAGAGGACGGGATCACACAAGCACCTAAGAGGCGCGAGGCTTCATTGGGCGAGACTTTACTTACTGGTGGAATAACCACAAGACAATACAACAAAAGCTTAGAGACTGCTTACCTAGCGTCATTGGGTACTGATGTTAATGAGGGTATTAATGCACTAGCAAATGAAAACCCTGATAACATTATCGCATTCAATGAAAAGGTTGCCGGTTTTGCTAAAGGTGTTTTGCAAGGTGTTGATCCTGCAATGCGCCAACAAGTCACTCAGTTTCTTGATAGCAAGATTTCAAGTTCTAGAAATAGGGTTCATGCCAATACGATTAAAAAGAATAAATCCGAGGCGAGAGCTATTAATTCAACTGCTGTTACTGATTTTTCTAACGAAGCATCAAGCGCGGCAAGGCTTGGTGATACACAAAGTAGCGAAGAATTTCAAATACTAGCCTATGAAACTATCAATGGTATGGTTGAAGCTGGTGAGATGGCAAGCGATAGAGCGTCAATATTAAAGCGTGAAATAACCCGAGAATCTTTTGAGCAGACAAAGCGAAAAGGCTTTGATGATACCATTGAAAAAGATGGTACAGAAAAAGCACAGCAAGACTTAAATAAACTAATAGGTAAGCCGCCTAGAGGCTGGACTCCTGACGAATGGGATACTTACACAGACTCACAACAGGTTGATATTAACCGCGCAGTTTCTAAGAATAGAGCCCAAAAGCAGGAAGTTAACAACGATGCCAAGATAGCTTTAAAACAATATGCTAGTGCTAAAGGTTTGGGCTTTGAAGTATCACCACAAGAGCAGTTAAGAGTTAAAGAATTAGTTGCCGGTAATCCTGAACAGGTTTTATTTGATCGCATTAATAAAACCGCTGCTTTCTCAGTGATGGGCATACAAGATAGAAACCGAGCATTAAACGAAATACAAACCGGTGACTTGGCTAATGTTGATGATTTCGCCTCACTGATAAAAGCTAATAATGATATTAATAGAATGGCTACTGATGACGGTTATTCGTTAGGTGTTAGTCAAGGGTTGATTCAAGAGGTGACTTTTAATCCGTCCGACCCATTATCATTAAGTTTAAAAGCAGACCAGGCCGAGGGGCTATCAATTCATTACGGTGTTAATGTTTCACCGCTAACTAATTTTGAAGCTGAAAACCTGAGTAAAAGTATTGAAGAAATGACAGTACAAGAAAAGGTATCTTTATCTGATACGCTAAACAGAGCACCAGAAGTATGGGGCCAAGTTTCAGAGAAGAATCAACAAGTATTTTCAATGGCTGGCGCTACTGGTGACAATGTTTTAATGGCTGCTGTATTTCAAGGTCAAGAATTGATCAAAGCTAAACTTGTTAGCGCACCTAAAGGTACGGATTACTTACCGGTATCTGATGAGTTTTTATCTGATGTGTATGGTATTCAAGATAAGTCTGCAATAGTTGAAGCAGCAAAGGCACATTATGCCGCGACTGTTGGTAATGTTGATGTATTTGATGTTGATGGATTTGAAGATTCATTAGCCGCTGTCACTGGTGGTATCGCAGAGGTTAACGGCAATAAGTTAGAACTACCAAGAGGTGTTATTGATGATGACTTTGAAGATTTTATTGATGAATTCTCAGCAGATAACGTTAATAAAATGGGTGGTGTTTTGGGTTTTACTGATATCGAAGCAGCAAATATAATAAACGATGCCAAGATTAAAAGTATTGGCGCTAATAAATACATTATATTAACTGGTGAAACTCAAGCTTTGTTTGGTGCTGATGGCAATCCTTTTGTAATATCGTTCACAGAAGAAGTTAAGGCAGAACAAGACGCGGCTAGATTTATGAAAACTAAAACAATCGAGTCTGCAATTAAAAAAATAAGGAGTTTTTAATGCCTTTTTTGTCAATAAGAGATAATCGAGAAGCCAGTCAAAACATAATACAGTCTACCCCTATTCAAGAGGCTAGCTTTAGTGAAACTTTTGCGGCTGGTGTTGGTCAAGTGTTCGATGAGGATTTGTCAATATCTAGCATGTTAAACATGGAAGGGTTCAGACAAAGAAAGTCAGAAGTAAAAGCACTTGGTGATTCAGGCGCGTTTAATATTTCAGAGTACACCAGTGGTGTTGGTGATGTTGACTATGCCAAAATTGAAAAAGACTTTCCTGACTTTAACTTAAAGAGTGATCAAACCTTGTTTGATGAACGTTCAGCACTATTGAAGCAAAGGCGCAACTATGCTCAAGATGTATTTGAGCGTGGTAATGGTATGGCTCAGTTTATGGGTATGATGACGGGCTACATGTTAGACCCTATCAATATTGCAACCATGCCAATAGCTACCGCTGGAACTTCTTTGAAAGGTTTGAGTACATTAGGCCGAGCTATTACCGTAGGCAGAAACGAAGCCGGTTTAGCTATTGCTGCCGAGCTTATGATCCAACCATTAGTCTATCAACACAAGCACGATATCAATTCACCGTTTGAATTCAAAGACGCACTAATAAATATTGTTACTGCTGCAACTGGTGCGGCTGCTTTAGGTGGCTTAACTGGTGGTATATCTGGATACTTCAAAGCAGTAAGAGAAAAGACCGCAGATTTGCCGCTTGATGATAAAAGTGTTATGGCACTACAAGCAATGGCTAGGGTTGAAGATGACCTGAATAATATTAATATCATTAATGAAAACAACAAAGGGCCAGTATTTTTTCACGGCACAAATAAAGATTTCGCTGAATTTAAAATAGTAGATGATGGTAACTTTCAAAAACTTGGTAAAGGCATTTATCTATCAAAGGACGTAAAGGTAAGCGAGAGATTTGCCAAAGGCGAAGGGGGCAAGGTTATCGAGTCTCATGTTGAAGGTAAGTTGGCTACACTAGAGGAATACAACGCAATTAAAAAATCCCTGTCTGGCTCACTTAAAAAAGGCCACAAAAAAGATATGGAAACAATAAACCAAAAATTAAGGGATGAAGGTTTTGATGGGTTTGACGCAGGTTCTGAGATTGTCGTTTTTAACCCTGAAAATATAAAAATAATAACCGGCAAGAAATTATCAAATGAAGAAATGATCGCGCGTGATGCTGAATCATTAACTGTAATGAATACCAAAATGCAGGAGTCTAACCAGCCATCAAAGATTAAAGAAAACTACATTGCACCCGAAAGAGTTAAACCAACAAGCGGAACTATCACACAACGCGAAAGGGAAGTATTAGAGCGTAGCGGATTATCAGAGGCTTACGATAGAGACATTGCACTATTTAATGCTTTAGATAATGCGCGTATAATACAAGATGACGAGTTAGTTGATGCTGCTGGTTTTATGAAAAGCATTGATGACGAAATGAAAGGAATTGACGAGGTAATAACCTGTGCCATCTAAATTTAACGACTGTATTGATATAGCATTTAAGGCCGGCAAGATAACAAAAGATGTCGCCGAGCGTATCAAGGGTGCTGATGATCCAAATACCGCAATTGACAGTATACTTGCTGACCTATCTAGACAAAAGAGAGAGGCTGCAATTCAGGCTGTTAGGCTGTCTCAGTCGTGGGATCATATAAAGAGCCATCCTGATGGTGCTTATAGTGGCCTTATTGCCTTGTTAACTAAAGACCCAAAGGGTAAGTCTGGTTATGCCAATGTTGAATACTTGGGTAAGTTCTACGAGGGTAAATATGATTCAATGTTTGCCGAAGCCTTGTCAGTATTTAGAACAAGAAATATAGGCTTTAGCCAGGACGAGGAAGGACTGAGAAATTTAGTTCGTGCTATCTATGGCGAGAAAGTAGACGACCCACAAATTACAGCCTTTGCTAAACAGTGGGAAGAATTAACCGAAACCATTAGAACAGATTTTAATAATATGGGCGGTTCAATATCTAAAAATGAAAAGTGGTTACTACCACAGAACCATGATGCCCGTGAAATACTAGCTAAAGGTAAAACAGAATTAGAAGCTAGGGAGTTATGGAAAACTAAAATTACACCGGCACTAGACAGAACGCAGATGCTTGATGATGCTGGTAATCAGTTATCGGATGAGGCTTTTAATGATGCGCTTGATTTTACCTTTGAAACAATTATAAGCGGTGGGCTTAATAAGGCTAAGGATTTTACATCGGCCCCTAGAATGGGTACGAAGCTATCAAGAAAAGGTAGCGAAAAACGGTTCTTATATTTCAAAGATGCCGATTCATGGCTTGAATACCAGAAAGCTTATGGTAAGGGTGACATATTCACCACACTAACCGACCATGTAAGCATGAAAGCAAATGATATTGCGGTCATGGAAGTGTTTGGAACTAACCCACAAACAACTTTTGATTCATTAAAAAACCAGATTAAAAAAGAAAAGTCTTTAACGAATAGAGAAAGCCGTTTCGCAACTATGGTGTTTGATGTTGCTACCGGTAAAGTTAATCAAGGAGAACTAACGGGCCTTGCTGATTTTATGGGTTCAGTTAGAAATGTTCTTGTAGCTTCAACACTAGGAAAAGCTTTTCTTTCATCGCTTAGTGATATTGGATTCCAGGCGATAACATCTCGATACAACAACATACCTGCCGTTAAAGTCTTAGCCAAGCAAATGTCTTTGATGAACCCAGCCAACGAAGCCGACAGGATAGCAGCGATTAAGATAGGGCTTATTGCCGAGGCATGGAAGGGCAGAGCAACGGGCGCAAATAGATACGCTGATGTTTACGGTACAGGCGCAACTATGAAAATGGCAGAGGGTGTTATGCGAGCTTCATTATTAGCCCCGTGGACTGATGCAGGGCGTAAAGCTTTTGGCATGGAATATAGCTCAATGCTTGCTGATAATTTCGGTGTTGCATTTAAAGACTTAGATAAAAATACATTAAGGGCTTTTGATTCATACGGAATAAAAGAAGCTGATTGGGATTTATTCAGAGCGCAAAAACCATTAGTACACAATGGCGCAAAGTTTGCCGATATGACACAAGATGGTGGTAAAAAGTTCCATCAAATGGTTTTATCTGAGACTGATTTTGCAGTGCCGACACCTGATGCAAGAGTTAGAGCGATAACAACCGGTGGTTTAGGTCGTGCAAGCATCGCTGGTCAAGCTTGGCGTAGTGCTATGATGTTAAAATCATTCCCCATAACCATGATGACCACTCATTTTTATAGAGCTGCCATGCAATCAACGGCAGGGGAAAAGCTATCATATATAGGTTTGCTTGCTGCCAGTACAACCATATTAGGCGGTGTTGCTTTACAGGCTAAAGATATCGCGGCAGGTAGAGAGCCAAGACCAGTAGATGAAAAGTTTATAGGTGCGGCTTTCATGCAAGGCGGCGGTTTAGGTATACTAGGCGATTTTGTATTCAGTGATAAAAACAGATTCGGTGGCGGTATTGAACAAACACTTGTTGGTGTCACTGGTGAGTTATTTAATAAAACAACTAGCCTCACTTTAGGTAATATACAACAAGCTTTCAAAGGCGAAGAAACCAACGTGATAAGTGAAAGTATTCAGTTTGTTGACAGGTACACACCGGACATATGGCAGACACACTTGCTGAAAAATGCTATATTTGATCAGTTCGAGATGATGGCAGATAAAAAAGCACAGAAGAAATTTAACCGTATAATGAAAAGACGCAAAAAAGAATTTAATCAAGATTATTGGTGGAAGAAAGGCCAAACAATACCGGAGCTAGCAAAATGACAATATCAGTTGCACCAGCAAGAAACGAATATACAGGTAATGCAGGGCAGACTATTTTTAACTTTACGTTTAAAATATTTTCTATCACTGACCTTAATGTTTACATTACACCAACAGGGCAAGAGGCTAACGACTCAACAGATATAACAGTCGCTTATACTGTGCTTGGTTTGAATGATGAGGATGGTGGCACTATTACGCTTAATTCTGGTGTTAATGCTAACGACCTAGTAACGATTGTTTCCAATGTACCATCAAGCCGGACTGTTGATTATCAAAACAACGGTGATTTTAGACCGGATACAGTCAACACAGATTTTGATACTGTTGTTTCTATTGTTAAAAAAATAGAGGATGACACAAATAGATCTCTTTTATTACCACAATCACAACAGGGCCCAAAACCATTATCATTACCTAACCCACTTTCACAGGCCATCATGCGCTGGAAGTCTGATTTAACAGGATTAGAAAATACTTTTGTTAGCGAGTTATCACCAGGTGTTTTTCCTAATGATGCCTTTACTTTACAATCAACCCTAACCGCAGTAGTCGCCGACACAGGCGTATTGCTTGGTCAAGTTTACATATTAAGTGATAGAGCTAATGGTTTATTTGATGTTGTTTTAGCATCAAGCGTAACACCTAACAATATTGATATTGTAATTTGTACTGGTGTTCCTACTTTGGCGTTGAAATTAAGATTGACAGACATAATGAACTGGGCGCAATTCGGCGTAACTTATAGCGGCGCTGATGAGTCTGCAATTGTTCAACGCGCTTGTGATGTTGCTATTAACTTGGTTGGCAAGGGTCGTAATAGTTCAATAATTGGATTAAGCACACAAATAACAACAACACGAGATGTAGAGATATCTAAGTCTAACTTTAAAGCGCTATCTATTATGGAAGCGATGTTTGATTGCCCTACTGTGATTAGTATTCATGATAATAAATTTGATGGCGATGACAAAGCAGAGCGAGCAATTAGAAGTCGCGTTAACTGTGAAATTTACGACAACACAATATTAAACATTAAATCTTCTAGTGTTAACTTAGCAGCTGGTATATTTGCAACGCTAACCAGTGCAAACAAAGGCTCTATTAATATATATAATAACGATATTGATTCAGTGGTTCACACTAATACAGGCGGCTCAATAGGAAGCGACGATGGCTCGGCACGTTCTATTATTGTTAAGCTATTTGTTACATGTACGCGATGCGCTGTAACCATAAGTGATAACATTTGTATTGATACATTTGGCCGAGAAGGTGACGCTATATTAACTAGCGATCAAAACTTCCCAGGCAATAATATTTTCACAGTCACAGATAATAATATCTTAGGATTTAACAGGCGCGGCGTTAAGATTCAATCTAGTAATACATCAGTTAGTTTGAATAATATTGAAGATATAGCCGATACTGATGTAAAAGCCATACAAGGAAAATACTCAATAGAGACAGCATCGAGCGCAAATGCTGACATCCATATATTCGACAATACTATCAATGTACTGAGCTTGTCCGGTGCTGTGAATATCTTTCAAGCGGTAAAATCATCAGTACACGACAACACCATAACAGTAACGAGGGATAGCTCAGGTTCATTACAGCCCGTTGTATTCCAGTATGGTGAAAACGTCAAATGTACAATTAATGATAACGTAGCTGAAACTAATCACTTTGTTATTATGTCGGACGCTGGAACGTTATCATCTGACCAAGGCATAACCATTAGAGATAATGAAATAACATCGACTTCTTTAACTGGGCCAGTAGCAGCAAACGCAACATTTTTAAATATAAGCGCCGCATCATTAGGAGGCAATATATTATTCAACACGGTAAAAGGTGACATTGAGGATTTGGTTGTATCATCTAGCATACTAACTAACTTTAGAGTTACCAGAAATGACATTTTAGCCACTAACGGAAAAGGACGGGTAGTTAACGCGCCAGGCATTACGCACGTCAATTGTTTGGCGCTTAACAATACCACCGACGGAGTTAATCAACCATTCCCTGCAACGCTAACCGGTTGGAAAAAGTATGGTAACTATCACCCAACTCATACATCTAACGTTAACGATCAAGATTTACTTGTAGAACGTGGCTCGGCTATAACTGACTCGGCAGGCGGTACAGAAATAGCAACTATAAACGCCATACTTGCAGAGCTTAGAGTCAAGAATATTATTGCTCCTTAGACTCTCTATAAACATAGCCAAGGACGGCAAAGAGCGCCAATATAACAATAACCCCTTGCCAATCCATAGGCGCAACATCAAATAATTTTATTAACTGATTCATAATAATTCCTTTAATTTAAATTCGATAAACTCACTACCCTTTTTAGTGATGACTTTATTAACTATTAGCCTGTAAATCATTTTATCGTCAAAATCATACTTTTTCTGTAAAACGTCTATAAAGCATTTTAACGGGTTATCAATATCAGCGGCACGATTGGATAGCCCAAAGGTTATCTCAAGTTCTAGCTTATCGTTTGACACTTTAAGCGGTGGCAATAGGTACATAACATCACGAATATATTTATCATAGGCTTTAGTCTTGAATCGTCTACCCTTCCACGCTTGATTTACAGATAGAGGTTTGATATCTATTCTCATGCGTTCGTATCCTTTATTGCATAGCAAACCTCTAAATCTGGTGTTATATATCCGTGATCGTCCATAATTGTTGCCATCTTATTGAATATATCACCTTGATACCCAAACGCATGAGTGAAAGAGTGTTTGTGATGCGTTACATTAAGTGCGTGATTGCTACTTATATCATGTAATTCAAACGGCACAGGAATGATAAACCAGTGGCCTATGGCAACCTTATTTTGTTTAGCGCTTCGGCCTAAAACGTGATGTAATTGAAAGTCTGTGCGCCCAATATACTCGTCACCATAAAAAGCACCAAGCCCAACCTCATTAATAAAATCCGCAATATCACTCATCCATCGCTTTTGTGCTGCATTCGCTGGTTTATTTGCCATTAGTTAAATACTCCATGTGGTCGCATCATACCAAAATCAGCATAGTCATTTTCTAACTTGCCATGACT